AGGCTGTAGCGGTCCAGCGTCAGGACCTGGAGTGCGCTCGCACCGGGCTTGAGGGCTCCGGAGAACCAGATGCCGTACCGGTCCTCGCCCACGACCACGTCAGCGACGTTGTAGCCGGTGTGGTCGTAGTGGTCCATGGCGGTGGAGGAGGTCATGTACAGGTCGGCGTGACCGGTGCCCATGACGATGGTGCCGGTCAGGATCGCGGACCCGTCGGCGCACCGGACGCGGTGGCGGCGGTAGTGGGCGTAGTTGGTGCGGGAGCGGGGCGGGCGGACCTGCTGGCCGGTGAAGCCGATGTGGCTGGTGTCCCAGCAGGCGATGTGGCCGTACACGCGCCCGGCGTCGGTGACGCGGACCTTGGTGGGGCCGGTCAGGTTGGGGTTGGTGAACCACTCCGAAGGCGGCTCCATGGGCGCGCCGGAGGCGACCTTCTCGGCCCAGGTGGTGGATTCGGGGGCGATGCCTGCGGCGGCGGTCAGGGTGGCCACGTGCTCCTCCTGGACGGGCGCGGGGTCGGGTTCGGCGGCGGAAGCGGTGGTGGCCTCGACCGCGCTTTCTTCGGGGGCGGGGGTGGTGTGGATGAACGCGGACCCTTGGCCTTCGCGGCCGGTGTGGAAGGCGGGGTCCTGCACCAGGGTGGCCCCGCCCAGGCGCCAGTTGGAGATGACGGCCAGCTCCCGCAGGTCCCCGGACTCCAGCGCGTCCATCAGGTCGTCGAAGTCCATGTCGTCGGAGTCGACGGGGTTGTCGTCGCGGTCGTAGAGGCCGTATTCGATGGTCGCGTCGATGAGGTCGGTGGTGTCCACCGACACGGTCCCGGCGAACCCGTCGGCGACCTTGCGGGCCACCCCGGCGGCCAGTTCATCTGCCATGTCGAACCGGCCGCGCCCGCGCAGGTTCTCGTCCTCGACCCACACCTGGTCGATGACGCCGACGGCGACCTTGCCGTCGTGGCCGCCGTCGGCGTGCTCCTGCCAGGACAGCCACATGTGGTCGGAGGTGAGCACGGTCCCGTCGTGGGGGGCGGCCAGGATACGGAAGTCCCCGCGCACGCCCAGGGGGGCGAGGATGCCTTCCCAGTGGCCGGTGGGGGCCTCGGGGGTGGCGGTTTCTTCTTCGGCGTGGGCGTGGGCGGGGGTGGGGTCGTGGTCGGTAGTGGGCATGGCGCTCCCTTGTAGTTGGTCGGCGTCCGAGGCGGGAAGGTCGTCCAGCTCGGATTGGGTTCCGGTGAGGGTGCTGCACCGGCAGTTTGAAACTGCTATAGAATTGGCGGTGTACCATCCTTCTGGAGATTCGAGGTTGTATACATGCCCCGAAAAATCGATGGCCTGGACGTCGATGACTTCATCGAGCGCTACCGCTCCGGCGAGAGCTGCACACACATCGGCCGGGTCCACCAGGTCAGCGCTGACGTTGTCCGGGACCGACTCACCCATCGCGGAATCAGCGAACTGCGAAGGCCCCACACCTACGTCAAGAAGAGAGGAAGACTGAGAACCGACATTGACCTGAATGACCTGGTTAGGCGATACGACGAAGGCGCCTCGATCTTGGCCTTGAGTCGAGAGTTCAGTCTTGCTCGAACTGCCGTGACCAAGCGCATCAAGGACTCCGGGCGCACGCTCAGATCGGCGAGTGAGGCCAATCGACTGCGGATGCAGAGGCTTGACTTCAAGGAACGAGCCACTCTTGCATCCAGCGCTCACAAGGCCAGGCGCAAGCCCGATGGGCCTACCCCGGCCAGTTACCGGGGGTCGCCCTACCTCGGGGCCGGGGACCGACTCACCGCCGCCAGGAAGGCCGCCAAGACCCGCGAGCGGAACAAGTCCGTGGCCCAAAGGCACGAAGATGCCGTGGTCGATGCCTTGATTGAGCGCGGGCTTGCCGTGCGCACTCAAGTCGCTGCGGGAACGTACAACATCGACATCGCTGTTGGCCCAGTCGCCGTGGAAGTTCACACGTCGCCCGTCGATCCGTCCCACCACGCCAGACTGGCTCACCGTTCGGTACAACTCATCGAGTCGGGCTGGAGCTTGTGCTACACCTGGTTCACCAAAGCCCACCCCTTCTCCAGCATGGGGGTGGATGAGCTTATCGCCCACCTGGATGTGCTGCGCTCCGACCCATCCACGATCGGACAGCAGAGGGTGATTCGGGGTAGCGGGCAGCTCCACGCCGTTCTTCGTGCTGATCTTGTACAGCGGACCCTTGTACCAGCGCCGGAATATAGCGCTCGGGCTACCCCCAGGAATCCGGACTGACACCTCACCAGGGAAGCAGTTCACGATTTCCTCGGCGGGCCCGTTGGGGTCTCCGGGGTATTGGAGGCTGGCCCCGCCCACGCTGAAGGGCTCATCCAGCGGTACGCGTTGGCCGGAGGCGGCGGCGTGGGCGGGTCGGGTGCGTTCGTCGGCGGTGGCGATCCACTGGTGCAGTAGGGCTTCGCCGGTCTCTTCCTGCCAGGCGCGGTGGGAGGACCAGGTTCCGCCTTCGGTGGCGGCGTGGGATTCGGTGCGGGCGATGCGCTCGGCGAGGTAGGAGTGGCGGTCGACCTGGAGCTGGTCGGAGATGCGTTCACGCATGCGGGTGATGCTGTCTCCGGCGTCCATGGCCTCGGCCAGGTCGCCCCGGATGCGGTCGAAAGTGCCGTCGGTCCACAGGCCCAGGGACAGCCGGTCGAAGACCTCGTCCATGAAGGTTTGGCGGTGCCGGTGGGTTTGGAGCGCGTCGGAGCGGGCGGCGGCGTCGAAGGCTTCATCGAAGGCGGCGCCGATGGCGGGGTTCAGGTGCTCCTGTACGAGTTGGGCCCACACGGTGGAGTCGGGCCAGGCCTCCAGGTTGGGTGGCAGGTCGGATGGGGAGGCGTCGGCGCGTATCTGGGATCCGGGGGTGCGCCCGTCCAGGATGGCTTGGCGCGCCAGGTGCAGGTACCGGTCCAGTGCCGTGTGGGCGGCCTGGGCGATGTCGGCTTCGGCGCGTTCCAGGAGCCGGTCGGGGGTGTAGGCGGGCATCAGGCGGCCTCCTGCCCGGTCTGGGCGTGGGGGGTGCAGCCCCGTTCCACCAGGATCGTTCCCAGGTACTCGCGGCGGTGGGGCTGGCCGGTGGTGAGCAGGTGGCGGCAGTAGGCGTCCACGGACGCGAGTACGCATTCGTCGTTGGCGAAGTTGACGGTGGCGGTGGTGTAGGCCCCGTCCAGGAGCCGGTCGACCTGGTCGGGCTCGGGCCGGGTGGTGACGGTGTGCACGTCCCAGGGGTGGACCTGTTGGGCGGGTGAGCGCCATCCGCGTTGGGAGCGCGACAGCATCCGTTTACCGGCCAGTTCCAGGGCGCGTAGGGCGACTTGTTCGACGGCGCGCAGCCACCACGTGGACTCCACCTCGTCGCGGGGGGCGGCTGCGGCTGGGAGGCCGGTGGGCGGCTCGGGTGGGGTGTTGGGGCCGGTGTTGGTTTCCCCTCCCGGGTCGGGGCCGGTGTTGCCGGTGATGATCGGCATGAGTGAGGGCATCAGCTCCGGGTTGGAGATGGCCAGGCGGGTGGCCATCCACTGCTCCAGCTCGTCGGGGTCGGGGGCGTCCTCGATGGAGAATCCGTTTTCGCGCAGGACGGCCTCACGGGAGAGGACGCCCTTGTCGTAGAGGGCTTGGGCTTCGGCGGAGCGGTTGGGGCGCTGCACCAGCTCGGAGGAGTCGTACCAGACCACCCACCGGGTGGGGTCGGGGTCGCCCAGCGCGGTCAGGGTCGGCCACAGGTATTCCTGTGTGAGGGCGTCGCAGATGACGGCGGCCAGCGGCTCCACGTGCAGCTTGATGGAGGCTTCCTCAAGTGCCCAGGAGCCCCAATGGTTCATGGCGCCCATGCCGGTGATGACCTCGCCGGGCAGGTCCGCTCCCCCAGCGAACCGGGAGATGGCGTCCTTGCGCATATCGGAGACGTTGGTGGACAGGTCCGAGGCGAAGGTCAGGTGCTGGATTTTGCCGACGGCCTCGTCGGGGACCTTGACGACGATGGGGACGACGGCTGAGGCATCGTCGCGGTCGCTGATGGGGGTGAGCATCGCGTCCATCAGGGCGCCGGTGAAAGGGTCCTCGTGCAGGGGCCGCCCGGTTCCGGGGTCGGTTTGGGAGGGGGAGGGTGTGGTGGCGGAGTGCGGCACGGCCAGGACCCCGGCCCCGGCCAGGCGGGAGTCCACGGAGGCGGCGATGTGGTCGGATAGGCCCTTGATCTCGCGTAGGGCGGGGATGGTGGCGCGCACGGGCGAGTCGGGTTCCCAGCCCTTGCGGGGGTGGGGGATCCAGATCCGGATGACGGTGGAATTGTCGGGGGTGATGGTGACGGTCTGGCCGGTGTCGGGCAGGGTCAGGCGGGTCTCGCCCCGGTTGGAGACCTTGATCTCGTCGATGGAGACCACGTACCAGCGCCGCTCGGTGATGCCCTGGTCGGGTTGGGGATCCAGGCCCACCAGGTAGGTCTCGCCGGGCACGGACAGGTGGATGGCCATGCGGCGCAGCATCTCGGCCTGGCCGACCTGCCCGTAGTGCAGATCCTCCAGGACCTGGCGGGCGGGGGCGGCTTCGGGGAATTCTTCGACTTCGGCGGGGACGGGTTCGGATGAGCTGTCGGGGGTTTGGCCGATGAAGAGGGTGCAGCGGGAGACGGCGTTGGCGAGCCATCGGGCGGAGTAGCGCAGCTCTCCGACGGTGTCGAAGTAGCCCCAGATTTCGTCCTGCCAGTCAGCGCCGGAGGTGGAGCGGCGGATCTGGGTGCGGCCAACCAGGGTGGCGGAGGCGACGGTGACCTGGCGGGTGCGTTCGGTGCCGGTGTCGGGGGTGGTGGCCGTGCCTTGGCGGGTGTGGCGGCGAAACAAGGCCATGTCAATCCCTTTCTTGATCGGCGAGCCATCCGGTGGCGTAGGAGACCGTGAGTGCCAGGGCGGGGAGCTGGTAGGCGGGGTGGTGGCCGATCAGGGCGGCGGTGGCGGTGAGGGCGCAGGCGATCCAGAAACCCAGGCACCAGTGGCAGGTGAACAGGGTGATCAGCATGCTGCGGGTGGGTGTGGGGGGTGGGATGTCGTGGCCTTGGGCGGCTTGCTGGCGGTGGCGGCGGGGTTGGGCGATGCGGGCTAGGAGGGCGGTGCGGGGCCGGTCGAGGAGGGTGTCGGTGGTAGCGAGGCGGGTGAGGCGGGCGGTGGCGCCGATGGTGGCGGCGAGGGTCAGCAGATCCAACACGCACCTACAGTATCGGCACGTAAACGCTTCGTGTTATTGACTGATGAGGGGTGTTGTATGGGCTGTAATTGCGGCGGTGGGGGAATGTCCGCATCTCGGCTGTATCCGTCTCCGGCTCAACCCGGACCAGGCGAGACGTGGGAGGTGACCTACCCGGACGGGGCTGTGGAGGTCTTCCGCGCCAAGTGGCAGGCCGAGCACGCGACATCGATCAAGGGCGGCTCCTACCGCAGGGTCACCACCGGCCCCCGGAAGTGAGTCCAGCAGGCACAAAAAAAGGGGCCCCGCTCAACACGAGCGGGGCCCCTGGCTGTTCATGGTGTTCCTTCTGGTGGTTGGTCGTGGTCGGGGGCTGCTAGTCCTTAAGTAGGGGCTTCAAGGCGTCGAATAGGTTCCCGAGCAAGTCCCAGGACTGGATATAGGCGCCCTTGGGCCGGGGGATGTCGGCGTCGACCCACACCCGGTTCTGGATCTTCTCGATTCCGCCCTCGACGAGGCGGCTCGGGTCATAGCCGGTGACCCGGTACTCGGGCACTGCGGAGCCGTTCACGCGCAGGGTCGGGTTGTCGGTGCGCTCCAGAGTCATGACGTGCTTGCTGTTGGCGTGAACCACGATCCGGTTCGCCTGCTTGGCGTCGGCCTTCTTGAGGCCCTTCATGTAGCTGAGGATGATCAACATTGCGGTACTCCTTCTGGTGGTTGGTGCAACACGGGGGGCGGCCCGTTCAGGCCGCCCCCCCCGGGGACGGGTCAGGCCTTGGTGATGGCCATGCCCTGGCCCTCGAACATCTTCAGCCGGTTGGTCAGGGCCTGGTCCCGCTGAGCGGCGGTCTCGTAGGTGTTGACCACCATGTCGTTGCCGTCCAGGCCCGTCCGAAGGCCCGGGGCTCCCTCATTGGAGGGCTCAAGGATGATGTCCTGCTCGCCGGTGGGGTTCTGGATGATGTAGCGCATGCTGGCATTCCTTTCTGGTGGTGGGGCGGGTCCCGCCGTTCTGCGGGGTCCTACCGGGGGTTGGGGATGCTCTCCAGGACCACGCCGGGGTGGGCGGCGGCGAACGTGCCCTGAAGGCGGCTGTATTCGGCCTTGGCCTCCTCCTGGCGGCGGTCGAGGTCTTCCTGCACGCCGGGCTCGACGTCGCAGAAGCTGTAGAAGGCTGCGGCCAGGGCGGCGAGCCTGGCGGCATCGCGGGCGGCGCAGACCTCTTCGATGTCGTCGCGGAGCTTTTTGGTGCTGGGCTGGTAGGGCATGCGGTCCTTCCTGTGGTTCTGGTTCTCGGTCAGGTGGTCAGTGCGGGACTGGGTGCGGGGTGGTGGGGGTCCTTGGTCCAGGCGGTGGAGGTGGTGGCTTCGCCCTGGGGCAGGACCTTCCATAGCACCGCTGAGTCGCGGTCGATTTCCCATCGGGTGCCGTGCTTGTACTCGGCCCAGGCCAGGAGCCAGTAGTGGCCCTGCTGGGGGGAGAGGAGGGCGGTGCCGTGGAGGGCTCGGGCGTGGGCGCCTTTGCGGTACTGGGATTCCTGGATGAGGATCCAGCCGCTGATCCGGTCCGGGGGGCTGGCGGCCCTGATGTCTTCCAGGTCGGGGATGGTGAGCGGGGGCAGGCCGGGGGTGCGGCTGGTGGTGGCGCGGGTGGGGTCGTCGGTGATGGTGGTCAGGTCCGTGATGGTGTGTTCCTCTCTCTTGACTGCCCCCTAATGTACCACACGAAAGCGGGGAGTGAAGGCCTCCGGGAAAGGAAAGAGCGGGGGCGGCCCCGCCCTCCGCCCCCGCTCCGCTTATCCGCGCCCGTCCCGCGCGGCGGGGCCTGGGGGTTCGTCCTGCGTGCGGGCCAGGACGATGAGGGTGGCCCAGCAGCCGCCCATGAACCCGATCAGGCCGGAGGACAGGGCCAGCAGCACGTCCTGCATCAGAGGGGGCACCCAGAGGCGGCGCGGGTCATCGTCGTATCCATCCGGCGGGCAGGGGCGGGGCATAAAAGAACCCCGGGGAGGCCGGTGATCAGAACCTCCCCGGGGGGTGACTGCGTCGGGGTCAGCCTACATCCGCGCGGCGCTTCAGGTGCTCCAGGCTGGCGTGCAGCCCGCTCACGCGGTGCTGGGCGTGGTCCAGCTCCACTTCGGTGTCCCAGACGCGTTCGAGCTTGGTGAGTTTGCGGGGTTCGATGGAGTCGAGGATGCGCCCCCACTCGGGGGCGATGGCGTCCCAGTCGTAGGCGTCGTCGGAGGTGTCGTTCTCCAGGCGGATGCGGACCTGCGAGCGGACTTCGGCGCGGGCGTCCTCGCGGTCGCCGCCGTAGAAGGCGATGGTGTGCTCGTCGGGCTCGTGCAGGAGTCCGGCTTCCTCGGCTTCGCGCAGGCGCTCGTCTATGTCGCGGCGGGGCGGGTGGGGCAGCTTCACGGCAGTCCCGATGCTGATGTATTCCTCGCCCAGGGTGCCGGTCACCGGGATCCAGCGGCGGTTCTTCATGGCCTTCTCCACCATCTGGGGGTGCTCGCTCTCCTGGACCCGGATGGCCTGGCGCAGGTAGAACCCTCCTTCCCGCCGGGCGACCAGGACGATGCGGGTGTCGCGGTCGCGGGGGAGCTTGGCGGGGGTGTGGGATTCGAGAGCCTGCACGGCGCGGCGGGAGCATCCTCGTGAGTGGAGCATGATGGTGGTCCTTTCTTTGGGGGTGTGGGGGGCGCACCCCCCTGCCTTGTCTTTGACTGTACCACACAATTGGGTGTGTGGGGGGCGACTGGGAAAAGAAAAGGGGTCCCCGGGCCGAAGATCCGGAGACCCCTTTTCCCCGCTTGTGCGAGTGAGAGGAGTCCGTGCCTGCATCTGCCTGCGCTGGACGGACGCCACCATCCTACGGCGGGGGCGGGGCGACCGCTCCGGTTTCCCCGAAGGGGCGCGGACTCCGGTCCGCCCCCCCCGGGGGGCGGTCGGGTCAGCGGCTGGTGGTGGGCACGTCCTCGGCGGCGCCCAGGCTGATGATCGCGGCAATGTTCTGGGCGGCGACCAGGGCGGCGCCGGTGGCGGTGTCCAGAACGAAGGAGGAGGCGTCACCGGCGACGGTGTGCACGGTGCCGGTGGCGCGGCGGCCGGTGTCCAGCTCCACCGCGACCCGGTCGCCGGAGGCCAGCTGGGCGGCGGCCAGGCGGGTACCGGCGGGGGCCTGAACCTCCTCGATGGTGGTGTCGACGACCTCGACCACGCCATCGGGGGAGGCGGCGGCGAAGAGGGCGAGGGTGTCAGCGTGGATGGCGAGGTCGGAGAGGTTCATGGTGGTTCCTTTCTGGTGGTGGCGGGGATTCCTTTCCCCTGCCCTGTTGTCTACTACTGTACCACACAATGTGGGGTGGGGGCAAAACGCAGACACAGAAAAAAGGGGGGCGCGACCTGCACGGCCACGTCCCCCTTGGAGGTTCAGCGACTCAATTGGACAAGGCCAGATCCCCGGCGGCGTGCCTGCCCCGCTGGTAGTGCCTGTAGATCCAGGCGGCGAACCGCGTTCCCGGGATCTGGGCCCCCAACGCATCCTCGATCTGCTTCTCCATGGGGGTCCCTGCGGGCTGGAGCAGGAACAGGCAGGAGGCCTGCTCGGCGCTGAGCCTGTCGGCGCGCGCGTCGGCGTGGTCCTGGGCGCCCAGGTGGGCCCACTCGATCATCAAAAGCGCGATCGCGGGCGCGTACGCCTCGATCTGGCGGGCGGTCAGCTCGTCCCGTCCGGAGACCCTGGCCAGGGCCTGGCGGGTGGCCTGGTGGACGGTGTCGTAGTCGAAGAGGTTCTGCACGGGAGGTTCCTTTCTGGTGGTGGAGCCTGCGCGGGGGCGGCCGGGCGCTCCGGTGAGGGTTAGTGGACGCCGGTGTCGCCGTAGGACTTGGCGGCGGCGGTGAGCTCCTCGCTGATGAGGTACCCGTCGTGGCCGGACCGGATGTCGGTGAAGGCCTTCCCCGCGTCTTCGGCGGAGATCCTGTGCCCGCGCAAGATCTCGTAGGTGTCCCGGTCCTCACTGAAGAGGAAGTCCACGGACTGCTCCACCAGCTCGCGGCGGGTGCGCTCATCCAGGTCGCAGCGCTCGGTCTCGGTGGAGTCGGATTCGAAGATCCGCTCGACCGCAGCGTGCTGGAAGTTGTAGGCGTAGCTACGGGCCTCGTCCTCGGTCACGTTGGCCTGGTCGAGGAGCTGGTCGAAGTGCTCATTGATGGTCGTCATGCTGGTTCCTTCCTGGTGGCGGTTCAGGGGGTGAGCCCGGGTGCCGGTGCGGCACCCGGGTTGGGGTCTTTAGGCGGAGACCCAGCCGCAGGCGAGGAGTTCGGCCTTCTTCTCGGCTCGGGCTTCGTTGCGGTCCTCCGCGAAGAGGTGGGGGTCCCAGCGCAGGGTCCCTTCGGTCAGGCCGTGGACCAGGTAGAGGATGCCGTTCACCTCGCGCTCGGCGATGGTGTAGGTCTGTCCGGTGGCGGGGTTGGTGAACTTGTTCATGGCTCCTCCTGGTGGTTGGGGTGGGGGTTCTTTTCCCCCTCCCTGTTGTCTTCTATTGTACCACACAATTAGGGGTGTGGAGAACCCGCAGGCACCCGAACCGGGGGGTGCCTGCGGGGCGCGGTTACCAGGAGCCGAACCCGCCCCCGTGGTTCTCTCCCCCGCAGGAGCAGGAGCACGCGGGGCCGACCGCGCCCGTGCAGCGGGCGTTGCAGGTCCGGTCCGGGTTGTAGGTCCCGTCCACCGTGTGGGCGGTGCGGATGTGGTCCTGGCACTTGGGTGAGGAGGCTACGGCGACGGTGTAGGCGAGCTGGATCAGGCGCCGCTTGTCGTCGCCGATCTGGGTGTAGCCGGTGCCTTCGTGGGTGTAGGTCGTGCGGCCGTTCTGCTCGGTGGCCAGCAGGTGGACCCAGGCGTTGCGCTTGCAGTCCTTGCAGCGGACGAAGATCTTGGCGTTGCTGGTCATGGTGCCTCCTGGTGGTTGGGGTGGGGGTTCTTTTCCCCCTGCCGTTCTGTCTACTACTGTACCACACAATCAGGGGTGTGGAGAACCCTCAGGCATAAAAAGCGGGGGCACGGCCTGCACGGCCACGCCCCCGGGCGGGTGGAGGTTCAGCGGTTCAGGTGCGGCGCCGCTGGATACGGGCCGCACCCGACCGGGCCGTACGCGAACGCGGCACCCCTGCGGGCGAGGAGATCAGCGCCTCCGCGCCCGGCACCGGCAGCACCGCATACACCAGGTAGCAGGACGCATCGATCCGGCCCGGCGAGTCGGGGTCGGTGGGCTGCCAGGACGCCCACTCCTCCTCCAGCTCGGGCAGGTTCGCGCCCAGCCGCACCCGGTCTTCGATGAGCTGTTGGGCGACCGGCTCGGCGCGCAGCAGCTTGCCTTTTTTCGCGGAGACCATCTTCACCTGCGGGGCCAGGCGCTGGAACCGCTCGTCATCGTCCCGGGTGCGGGCCAGGTGGTCCCAGGCCGAACGGATGACGTTGCGGGCCATGTCGCCGCCGTAGTTCTTCTCCACCACGATCACCTCCGCACCCAGGGCGGCGGCCATCTCGCAGGCCGACCGCGCCCAGGTGTCGGAGGATCCGATCATGGTGGCGTCGTCGGTGATGTAGAGGCGCCCGTCGTCGCCGAGGTAGCCGCCGATGATGCCTGCGGTGTCGCGGCCCCCGCCGGAGGGGTCCACGGCCACGGCGGCCTTGACCGGGTCGGCGGGGGGCGGGGTGTGGCGTTGGCGGCGCAGCATATCCCGGTCCACCAGGGCGCCTTCGGAGGGTTTGGGGTCGAGCTGGTAGAGGGCGCCCCAGTCGCGGGCGGTGACCTGACGGCGGCGCTCGTTCCAGTGCGCCAGGGCGGCGTCGGTGTCGGACTCCTCCAGCATCGGGTGCGGCAGCGGCTCCCCCGGGGCCCGGCCCAGGGGGTCATCGTCGGAATCGGCCAGGGCGGGGATGCGCACCACCTCCCACTCGCCGCCCTCCTCCACGCGCCCGTCACGCTCCAGGACCCGGTGGGACCAGTCGTCCTCGTGCCAGGGCGTCAGCATCGCCACCACCGGCCCGCCCGGCGCCAGGCGGGTCAGGAAATCGGAGGAGTACCAGTCCCACACCCCGTCGCGCATGGTGCGCGAGTCCGCCTCAGCACGCGACTTATGGGGGTCATCGATTATGGCGCAGTTGTGGACGAGTACTTCGTCAGCAAAGAAGTTGCTGTTTCCTTCAACTTGGAGGTCATAGACCGGCTCGCTCTCGTCGCGTAGGTCGCGAACCAGGGAAATGGTGTCGTTTCCGAGTGGTGGTGCACTGAGTGGCACGTCCCGCACAGGGTGATCAGGTTCTCGGGCCGGTTGTCCTTCACGTCCTCGTTGATGTGGTGCACATGGAAGAAGGTCTATCTGCACACCTGGCAGCGCAGGTTGACCCACAAGGGCAGAGATCTGGTCTCCAGGCCGTAGATCTGCCGCAGGTCGGTAACCACCGTCTGGGGTGTGAATTCGGTGATCGGGGGTGCAGCGGATGGTTTTACCGCTTCGGGTGTGGACTTCAAGGATCCGCCGGTTGGATATGACCCTCGTTGCCAGCACA